TTCGCGCGACCCGTTATTTTTTATTAACGGGTTTGTTTTTACACATGACTCCAGACGTGAACCATTTACGAAACTTCCTTTTATTTTATATGAATATCAAGAGGAGGCGGTACTTGAAATTCTTAACGCAATAAATAACCACGATTTATTGATAGAAAAGAGCAGGGATACCGGAGCGTCATGGATGAACTGCACGGCTATTTATTGGTGTTGGGCTTTTAAGTCAGGGTTATCTTTTTTGTTAGGTTCCCGTGTAGAGGACGATGTAGATAGAGCAGGAAATCCTAAATGTCTTTTCTACAAGCTTGATTTCATATTAGATAATCTTCCGGTATGGATGAAACCGGCTGGATATAATAGGAACGAGCATCGGCGTCATTTACATATTGGGAATCCAGAAACCGGATCGTCGATTGATGGGGAAGCAACCACTATAGATTTCGCTCGTGGTGCAAGATGTACGGCGATTCTATTGGATGAATTTGCTACTGTTCCTGATGGTCAGAGGATTTTAACAGCAACACGGGATGTTACAAAATGCAGGCTGTTTAATTCAACTCCGAAGGGAACTAATAATGCGTTCTACGAAAAAAGTATTGGCACGATTAAAAAATTACGGATACACTGGTCGAAACATCCGCTTAAAGCTGCCGGTCTTTATGAGACTGGATCAGACGGTAATGTTAATGTCCTTGATTTAACAGGGTATCCAGATAGTTATTCTCCGATATTAGACGGAAAACTTCGTAGTCCGTGGTATGATAACGAATGTGAGCGGGCTGGAAGCGCGCAGGAAATTGCGCAGGAATTAGACATAGATTATCTTGGTTCTGGATTTCAGTATTTTAATGCGGCATTAGTACATGAGTCAATAAGGAAATACGCGCGACCGCCGATGTTGATTGGTGAACTCGAATACGACGAGACAACTGGTGATCCGATACGTTTTAGGGAAGATGAAAATGGAAATCTAAGACTATGGTTTTTACTAGATAAAGACGGTAAGCCACCAATAGATTTTAGAACTGTCCTTGGTATTGATGTTTCTGCTGGAACTGGTGCGTCCAACTCATGTGCAGAGGGTTGGAAGGCGATAATGTGTGAGAAGATTTTAGAGTATGTAAATCCTTTCATCCGTCCAGAGGCATTTGCGAAACAGGCTGTTGCTATAGCGCGATGGCTAAACGGTGCTGAAATGATCTGGGAAAGTGGTGGGCCGGGGCGACAATTCGGAAGTCGTGTAATGGAACTCGGGTACGGAAATGTCTATCTTAGAAGAAACGATGCGTCTATTTCTGGAAAAGTTTCCGACATTCCTGGGTTTGCTTCTACGAAAGATACTAAACTTGTGTTGATGGGAGATTACCGCGCTGGAATTGAAAAAGGGAATGCAGTAAACAGATCAAAAGAAGCACTTGAAGAATGTCTTGAATATATCTTTGATCCTAACGGTGGAGTAATACACGCCAGATCAGTAAATAAGACTGACCCATCAGGCGCAAAGAGTAATCACGGAGACCGCTGTGTAGGAGATGCTTTGGCATATAAATTATTAAACGAAAGGAAAAGTAGTCCAGTAAAACAGGGACCAGAGGTTCCAGTTGGGTGTTTGCAGTGGCGAATGGATATTAAAAAGAAAAAAGAACAATTACCAAATAGACAATTAGACCGCGAATGGGCGACATGATGGCTATTATGAAAACGGAAAAGCGTATCGTAACTAATCCTTTGTCTGAAATGCAATTCTCACGACTTCGGACAAGTATTGACTGGAGCAACAGACAGTTGGCATTTCCTCGCCAGAAAAGAATTGAAGCGATAAAAGCATTTGTTGGGATGCACTACATGGAAAATGGTAGTGCGAGGGTAATGCCAACAAATACTCTAAAGATGGCAGTTGACATTTACGTTAGGCAACTTGTTGCTCGCGCACCCAGGGTAATGATTTCGACTAAGCGTAAAGACCTTATTCCCGTAGCTGCGAATTTTGAGTTGGCAATCAACCAAATACCGGATGAAATAAAACTCGGAAGTACGTTGCGTAAATTTATTACTGAAGCATTATTTTCTTGTGGTATATTAAAAATCGGGTTGTCTCCTGAAGGAAATGTTCTTGGTCATTCTTATGGGAAACCATTTGTTGACAACGTAACGATTGATGATTACTTTCTTGATATGTCTGCGAAAGCGCGAGAGTTAATTCAATATGAAGGCAACGACTATTGGTTGGATTACGATGACGCTATGGATATGGAGTGGACTGAAAAGGTAAATAGAAACGATGTAAAACCGGATGAGTATACCGTAACTGGTGCCGCTGGTGAAAAACGAGCAGAGGGAGTCACAAATACAAGTTCCGCTGATGTATTTAAGGAACGTATTTGGTTACGCGATGTGTGGCTTCCTGCGGAGCAACTACTTATAACTTACGGAGTGAAATCAGAAAAATTATTTAACGTCGTAGAATGGGATGGCCCTCCTCGTGGACCTTATATGTGGCTTGGATTTACTGACGTGCCTGGAAATCTTTTACCTCTCCCGCCTGTTGCAGTTTGGCGCGACTTAAACGAATTAGAGAATACCCTTGCTCGCAAATTAGGAAATCAAGCCGATGCGCAGAAAACTGTGCTTGGTTTTGCCGGTGGCGATGATGCTGGAGTGTTGGCGTTTCAAGATGCTGCTGATGGTTCAGGAATTAAATACACTGGACCGGAACCAAGGAAACTTGAGGCCGGTGGTGTTGATCCTAAGACGCTCGCGTTCTTCTTGCAAACTAAAGAGTTGGCTAGTTATTTTGCTGGAAATCTTGATAGCCTTGGTGGACTTGCTCCGCAAACTCAGACTATCGGTCAGGATAAGTTGCTTAGTGAAGCTGCAAGTGCGCAGCTTCGAGACATGGCTGCTAAGACGATTGAAGTTATTAAGGAAGTATTTCATAATCTTGCTTGGTACGAGTGGCATGATCCAGTCGGAAGTCGTCTATTGGAAAAGAAAATTCCAGAAACCGACATGAGTATTCCTGTTGAATGGAATCAAGACTCCAGGCAAGGGGAATTTGATCTTTTTGATTTAGATATTGATGTCTATTCGTTGCAGGACGATTCCCCTGGGTTAAAGTTACAAAAACTTGGGGCTATTGTAGGTCAGTATATTCTGCCTCTTGCTCCACTTATTCAGCAACAAATGGGACAGATTGATGTGCAGGCTATTTTGCGTGATGTCGCAAAATTCTCTGATATGCACGAAGTAAATGATTATGTGACATTTGTGGACATGCCGATGGGGCAACAAGGTGAAGGCCAAACTGCACAACCCGGTGCTGCCAGTGGACCACCGCAACCCGAAGCTGCAGGGCCGCAACAGCAGGGCGGAGAAGATTTAATGCAGCAACTTATGGATATGCAGTAATCATAAAGTGATTAGCATAAATGAGTTGTGTTATTTTAATTTTATCTATTGACTTTAGTTGATGGGTATGGTATAATAGATAGTGGAAGTTTTGCAGGTTGCTAATGTCAAGGTTTTTTCATTACGACAGTGAACTTAAAAGAGTGGTTGAGGGTCGCGCTCCTGTTAGTAGGAAATTGCCAGTTTGGCCTATGTCTCCGTGTTATGCGAGCGGTGTTAATCCGCAACAGGCTGGTGAATTACGGGAGTTCTTTGTGAAGCATGGAGAAAACGTGGACGTGACATCCCAGGGTGATCCGATCTACACTTCGCCGGGACAGCGTAAGAGATTATTAAAGTTACGTGGCCTTGTTGATAAATCAAGTTTTTAGAAGAGAGAAATAAAAATGCCCATGACTGAAGAACTTACTGCTCAGATTGATACTGCGATAGACAACGTAATCGAGGAATCGAAAGAAGAGGTTGCAGAGGAGAAGAATACGGAGATTCTTGATGAAGTTAAGGGCAAATCTGACGGAGAAAGCAAAGAGATTACTGAGGAAGTTGACGCAGGATCGGACCCCGCAGATGATACGCAACTTGATTCCGATTCCGATAGAGAACAGGGTGAGGAAAAAGAGGTAAAAGAGAAGGTCAAGGAAGAGGTCGTAGTTAAAGTAGCTCCTGTTGTTATCAGTGATGCTACTTTAACTAATGCGGTTCGAGCCGGTTTTACAATTACAGAAGCAAGATCGTATCAGAGCGATGAGTCGCTGGCTCGTGCGGTTGCGATTATTGAGTCAATAAAAGAAAAGGTAACACCTAAAGAAGAAGAAGCTGATCCGTTTGTCGATATGCTGAAGCTGGACCCGGAAAAGTATGAGCCGGAAGTTATCGAAATGTATGATTCGCTTCTTGGTGTTATGCGAAAGCAACACGAAGAACTGAAGGAGCTAAGGTCACAGTCTGCTACA